TAAAGCCATTGCTTAAACTCCTAAATCTTGTGAAGCTTCATAAGCCGCTACAACTTCAGCAGTATGAACCGCTGCACAGATCGCCTGAACTTCTGCTGACTCACCGCTGTAGTCTTGACCAGCAGTGATAACGTGACGATGGTAGCCAGAGGATAGCTCTACGCCGTCTTCAAGAACTTTGGTGCAGGTACGAACTTGTACTGCTTTGTACTCGCCGACGATTTCGATCTTGTCCTGAGTGATTACTTTTTCTAACATTGTATTGCTCCTGTCTGTGCCTACCGTCCGATAGGCGTATGGTTATGCTGTTGTAAAGTAAGTACACGTCAACTGTAGATTGCCAGCAACCCAAGGGTTATCATTTTGGGTTTGTAGTGCGTTGTAGGCAAAATCAGCAACTATGCCCAACGAATCATTTACATTATTAGTTAACGCATTTTGGCTACCAATCGCTGACGGGTGTTGTCGTGGTGATGTAATTGGTAAAAATGGAATACCAGTTATGGTAGTAAGACTCGTGCCTTGAGTTATTGTCCCTGTGATTTCGATATTACAAACTATAGTTACTTGTCTTCCTACTTTTGCATAACTACCAGTGGCTGTTATAGTTCCATTTGTAGTTATACTGCCGCCAGTTAATCTTGCAGGCACAGGAGTCCAAGTCCCCTCCTCATAGTCATCCAGATGATTAGCAGCACCTGTGCCGCCTAAGTAGACACCGCCTGATAGGTATAGGTCTTTGAAGCGTGAACTAGAAGAACCTAAGTCAACATGATTATCTGCTGTAGAGCCTGCTTGATTAACGGGTATTAGTCCGTTAGTTGAGCCAGTTAAGCCTGCGCCGTTAGTTCTAGGGTCAAGAATAATAGTGCTTACAACGCCAGCGCGGGATTGAATACTACCTACGGTTGTGCTGTCCTTGCGGAAGGTCAATAACGCCCCATCGCTACTGAGACGGTTCAATAAAAGCGGATAATCATTGGCTACCACATGAGATGCAAACCCAGCATTAGTAAACCTGTGGCCTGCTGTGGTGTTGTCATTAGCAGTCTTACCCACCAACAAATTGCCGCTGGCGTCGAGGGTCATGGCGCTTGTCCACGTTATAGCAGTGCCTGCCGTTCCTGAAGCTGCTGATTTCCACAGGAATGCACCGCCGTTCTGCTCAGTATGTGATGCTTGATCCGTTCTCGAATATATCCAAGCATTACCGTTGTAGTATGAGTTATTGGTTACAAGCGTGGTTGCGCCTGTGCCAGTGCCTGAAAACAAAGCATTACCTGTATTTCCAATCTCAATAGCTCGATGCCCTGCACCCCACGCGCTGGGAGTCACACCAATTCCCACATTTTCACTAGCATCAAGCGTAACAGCCGTTGAACTCGCATTATCATCGATACCTATTGATGTAAATGCACCAGTAACAGTCAAGGCACTTGGAGTAGTCAAATCACCAGATAGCTTTGCAGACGTTACAGTCCCATCAACAGGTACATTAATTTCTGTCTGATTCATTGTCATAACTTCGACTGCTGTACCAGTTGGCGGGGCAGTAGAGAATGTTAGAGTAGTACCAGAAACACTATAGTTAGCCTTGCTTTGATAAACACCATCAATAAAGACCTGTGTATTATTTTCATTAACAGGGACTATAGAAAGCGTCATTGCAACAGTAGTACCATCACCTGTCATTGAATCAACATTTAGATTAGTACCGGATACAGCACCAGCAATGCTATAGATAACAATCTCTCTAGTATCAACAGGAGCTATACTGAATGTCAAAGTAGTAATGCCTGAAGCAGTTGCAATGGTATAAGCACTTTGCTGCTGGAAGACACCGGCAATAAAGACTATCAAGTTATCTTCAGAGTTAATTACTTGCGATAAAGCAAAATCAGTTGTAACACCATCGCCTGTAAAGGTATCAGTTGTAAAAGTATTACTACCGCCTCCACCGCCAATTGAACCCCACTCACTGTTTTGGTAGCCTTCAAACTGCTCATTGGTTGAGTTATAACGGAACATACCATTAACCGGAGAGCCATCTCTTTCACCTGTTGTGCCTGCTGGAACCTTTACAGAGCCTGTGCCTGTCATGGTCATGTTAACAAAGGTTGGGCTATCTGTAGTTGCAACGCCTTGATCAAGAGCTTTTACAGCTACAATGTCTGTAAGCTCGCTGTCCATTAAGGCTCCAGCGGCTGTTACGTTTGTTGCATCTGTTACATCTGCTAAGGCTTCAATGCCGTCTAATTTAGTACCGTCAGTAGCTACATCCCGGCCGTCAAAAGTACTGTTGGTTGTAATAGCGCCGGTCATTGCGCCACCAGTTTTCATCAAAGCGCCAGCAGCAGTCACGTTGGCTGTATCTGTTACGTCTGCTAAGGCTTCGATGCCATCTAGTTTAGTACCGTCAGTAGCTACATCCCGGCCATCAAAAGTACTGTTGGTTGTAATAGCGCCGGTCATTGCGCCACCAGTTCTAGGTAACGCGTCGTCTGCTGTAGTGCCTTGCGCTGATGTAGCGTAATCTGTAGAGTCGAATGCTTTAACCTCTTCGAGATTAGTGACTTCAGAATCCATCAAAGCACCGGCAGAGGTGACGTTAGCTGTGTCGGTTACGTCTGCATTAGTTTCAACAGTATCAAGTTTGGTGCCGTCAGTAGCTACGTTACGACCATCAAAAGTGCTATTGGTTGTAATAGCACCTGTCATTGCCCCCCCAGTTCTAGGTAACGCGTCGTCTGCTGTAGTGCCTTGGGTCGATGTAGCATAATCTGTAGAATCGAATGCTTTGACCTCTGCGAGATTAGTAACTTCAGAATCCATCAAAGCGCCAGCAGCAGTCACGTTGGCTGTGTCGGTTACGTCTGCATTAGTCTCAACAGTATCGAGTTTGGTGCCGTCAGTAGCTACATCCCGACCATCGACAGTCCCACCGACAACAATGTTATTTGTTACATCCAGACTTGTTGATGTAATACTAGTAGCGCCGGTAACTGCACCGTCAAGTACCACAGCACCATTAATATCAACTGTCGTTGCCGCGATTTGAATCTCAGTGTCCGCGACAATATCAAGCTGGCCGTCTACGCTTGAGTTGATGTATATAGCCGCATCTCGGAACTGAACCTTCTGAGCGGCATCTACGTCAATGTCATTCGCGCCAGTAGTGTTACCATTAGCAAGAATTTCTGATAGTTCGTTGTTAGCCCCTACTTGGCTAGCTACATACGCTTTAACAGATTGCTGAGTGACCAAGGCTGTGGCGCTGTCAGATGCCATGTTGTCTTCGTCAAGAATATTAGTAACAGTTACTGCGCCAGTACCTTTAAGAGAGGCGAAAGTAGTAAGGCCCGTAATGGTCAGGGTGCCAGCAGATAGGGTAACTACGTGGTCTACAGCTTCTAGTACGTTTGTACCGTCGCAATATACGAGCATGGTTTTACCGACAGGAACCGCTATGCCTGAACCAGCGGCCGTTTTAACTGTGATTACTTGAGCAGTGCCGTTCTTGACAATATACACTTTACTCAGCGCGGGACAAATTACGCTACCTGCTCCTGTCAGCGCGGTACCAGAGTCAGTTAAAGATAGCATTGCTGCGCGAGACTCCGCAGTGGTGCCGTTTGCAGTAGTTAACACATGGGAATTAGTAGACCATGTATTTATGACAGACAGCCCCGCAATAGCTTGCTCTACCATAGAGGTTATGTTGTCGTTTACTACATCGCCCCACGTACCACTTAGTTCCCCCTGAACGGGTAGGGCTAACTTTAATATCGGGGTATATTGTGTTGTCATTTAACTAACCTCATGCGGCTATTCGTTCCCAATTCGGGTCTTGTGTACTTACTATAGAGTTCCAATTACTGCTTTGGCTTATGGTTATACCTTGCCAATTGGGGTCTTGAGCGTCATTAACCTCACCCCATACGTTTACTACCCCTACTAACCCTACAGAAGACGGCATATATGTGCCCTACGTAGCTATGCGTATGATAGCGTTTGCAGAATCGCCAGCGGGAAATTGCACAGTAAAAGCACTGGCAGTAGTAGTTTTGTCTGACCCAAAGTCTAGTACCGCTACGGCGGGGTTACCGGCTGAAGTACTGTATATCAGCGCACCTCTAGCAGTAATGGTGGCGTTAGCCCACGTAGAGTCTACAAAATCTAAAAACGCTGTAGTGCCCGTGGACGTAGGATTAGCAGAAATAGTTAGTGTATTTCCCCCCGCGGCGTAGTTTGTACCAGATACTTCATTAGTAGCTGAATACGAGGTAGTCGCGGCACTTAAAGTTGCACTAGAAGTGTACAATGCGATTTTAAATACTTGAGTTGTGTTCGCACTAAAATCCATTTCCCCGTCTAAAAGAGCGATTTTAAATGAAGTACACATTGCTTGTGTGATTGCCATGTTATGTCTCCTTAACTAACGGGCGCTCTGTATTGCCCAGAACGATATGTATCTTCGCGTAGTTTCCCATCTCCAAGGTTCTTTAATAGGCCCATAGACAGCACGAACATCTTTTCGTAATTACCTATGATATCTGGTTCGCCCTTCATAAATCTTATAGCTTCTACTAACGCTCCATTTAATAGCGCAGAGTCGAAATCATTACCTAACCACGTAGTGCCGGCAGTTACTATAGATTCTGGGTAATACCCGTAGTGTAGCTCCATAGAGTAGTTGCTATTAGGAGTAGGGCCGACTATAAAAAAGTCATCGTCGAAGTAAGCGTAGTGTTTAGGTACTCCTGTATCAGTATTATTAGGGTACGCTTCTCGGACAAAATTAACGTCTTTGTTCAACAAGTAAGTGTAATCGCCACTACCGTCTATAACCGCTAAAGAGTAAGACCATAAAAAGTCAGTGGGTATTCCTAGGTACTGAACTCCGGTACTTAGTGTGCCAGTAACGTTTTTACGCAGGGCAGGGAGCTGCACAGAGTTATATATCTTCTGTTCCGCTTGCTGCGTAAACATAGCGAGCTGTTCATCTGTGAACGTGTTCTCACAAATGTCTTGGATATTAGTTTTTAGCTCGGTATAGTTCATAGGTTATGCCATAGGGCCGCGAGCGTATAAGCCTTTAGTCGCACAGCCAGTACCACGAATTTTTACTTTCCCTCCGTTTTTGTACCCAGCCATTTTTTTTACGGGTTGCCCAGTTTTAGCCGCTGCTTTTTTAGCCGCTGCCTTGCCTTTGGCATCGTATGTAAACTCTTTATTCCCTACTTTAGGCATTTTAATATTCCTATTAAGTTATTACTGTGACTTGACCTACTATACCCCTAGGTACTAATACATTAGGAGTTAAACTATACGGGTCAAACCCCCCACCTACAGGATTCCACCCCCACTGTATGTCTCTACTGCTATAATCTCCTGAGTCCCCCAAACTAGTATCCGGTCGAGGGTCGCGTAAGGCTTGCGGGTCATTAACAGGAAACTCGCCTAACCTTAGCTGGGGTTGGTCTTCATTCCAACATTCAGGACAGGCTTTTACGTTAGTATCCCTGTTTTTAACTATGAGACTTCGTAACTCTTTTAGCTTATATTCCCAACCGCATATATCGCAATACGCTATAGCCTTCTTACTGGAAGCAAATTGACTAGCCACGGTTATAAATACCCCATACGCGGTACAAACCTAACCGACGCTTTCTCCCGATCTTCTCCTGCGGCTAACTGAAATTGCTCATCGTAGATAGATTTTAACATGCCAACCCTGTCTACTAACTCAGGCACTTTCATAGCTATGTAGTAAGCTAATCCTGCCACCAATACCGGAAAGAATCTAAAGTTCATGTCTGAGGTCTGTACACCACTCCCAGCGTCTTCAATCCTACGCATACGCCAGTAGTACAATGTGTAGCTATCGTTGTCCGGTACAGGCCAGACGTTAACTTTTGGGACATCCCGTAACCGCTCTATATAAAGCTGGATTGGCCTGCCTTGAGTTAACTTGTTTGGGATACTAGCGTAAGTACTTACACTAATACGACTTAAGGTAAGATCAGACTGAGTATTTACATTGCCACTATTTGTCCGTACCTGATGTTCGATCAAGTCTATAGTATCCGCAGGTAAGTCGTACTGCCCAGTCCCTTGGGTAAGCGCAATAGTGCCGCTGTCTATAGTCCACATGTTAATACCACGGTTCTGCCACTCAATAGTGAGCAGATTCATAGAACGTCGAGCAGTCTTTAGATCGTAGCCAGAACGCATTTCACGCCCAGCCCGTTCCCACGCTTCCTCGGCAATCTCCGTAA